CGTCTGGTATATCTCTCATTTTTTCCAAGCAGTCGCCTTGTGTAGTATAAATCATTTTATTTATTTCTACCCCTATTTCACCTTCATTATATAAAAATCCACACTCCATTTAAACCCATCTTCCAGCAATTCATCACGAAAACACAACATATCCCCAACTGAAAATGTTTTATCACCCATATGACTTTCCTTTAGCAGATCCGCAACCAATTTATGATATTCAGTAGAGTCCTCAATCTTAGCAAAATCATCAAAACAATGACCACTATTATCTATGAAACGATACATCTGTTCATCTTTGTTAAAAGAAAGCCATATGGGTGATGGAACATTTTCGGTGCTCATTTTTTACCCCTACATTTCCTCCAATAACCACAAAATCGCTCAGAACAACACCAATGAGCAGGATTACAAGGTGGAAATGAACCCAAAGAGACAGCATTTGCCACCCTCACAACTATCTGCCTAAACCATTTATTACGTTGTTGAGTAAACGTAGCTGGTAACCACTCAACAACCGGTTTCTTAATTTTTTTCAACATACAAAAACCAATATCCACCTTTCGCTTCAACAGCAAAGCACTACCCAAACCATAAAAACTTAACCCAATATCCGATTCCAACTCAGCCTGAGTTTTAGTCTTCTTACCGGTCTTGTAATCCAATACTGTCTCTTTCCCTGTAAAATTACCTTCTACATCAAGAAACCCAAGCAACTTTATAGACTCATCAGTTGGATCAGCTTTGTTCGATTGAAAATCAATCTGCACTTTAGTTTCTATTAATACAGGTTCCAGCTTCGGAGCGAATTTTTCTATATAATCAGATAACAAACCCTCTGCTCTAGCATTAATTCCATTCTCAGTTTCATCTTCCCAATCCTCAATCTCCTGCTTCTTATCTGAAAATTTATCTTTGAACATTTCCACCAATTGTGCTGCCGGTAAGTCTTCCTTCTTCCTCTTCTTATACCTATTATTAGTTTCCAAAACGCTATGGTGCACCCCACCCTCTATTAACGCTATAGCCGGTGGTTCTTTAATATTGAGTATATATCTATGATAAAACTGTAATGGACACCGCAGATACATATTAATAGATGAAGGACTTAAATATCCTCTTGGCAAAGCAATCTCACTAGCTGTTAATATTGCCCTCTCAGATTCCCCCATCTCAATAGTTAGTATAGGATAATCATCTTCCCAACTACGCACTTTTACATCGGCTAAAACCATTACATCAACGCTCCTTTCAATGAGTCTAAATCTTTCTCAGCAGTTTCCCATAATTCTTTATATAAGTTTGGCAAATCCTTAGCACGAAATGAAGGTTCACTTATATATTCAGAGCTATAAACTCCACCAGAAGCTGAAATTATATCAGCATTTTTTAACAACTCCAACATACCAGACCATGGAGCAATTCCCCGTTTAAAATCAATTTCAAAAACAACTTTTCTAAAAGGTGGACCGCATCTTGATTTAATAATCTCCACTCGACCAACCACACCATAAATTTTATTATTTGTTTTCAACTTGCCTATTCTTGTTACATGAAGTCTGAGTGAAGAATAAAACCGAATTGCTCTACCACCACACGATTCCCATTTTTGCCCGAACATTATACCAATTTTAGACCGCAACTGATTTAATAATACTAAAGCAACCCCACTCCGTTTTAGTGGATTAACAATCAAGGACAATCGTTCACTATTTATTCTCGCTGCTAGAGCGATTGTTGAATAATTCTTCCCTTCCCCCTCATGTGCAGCAGCGGCAGGAGTAGCAGCAATAGTATCCCAAACAATTATTGTTGGAATTTTTTGTCTGCATGTAGATTGACAAACATTATTAATAATATCATACCCACTTTCCAAAGACACCACTGTTGGACAAATTAATGTTGATGGTTTAATACCGAGTGTCTCTACCGCCCATTGTTTATTAATTGCATTCTCGGAATCTAAATAAATTCCCACACCACCGGCTTTTATAACCTCTCTACATAATTGTAATCCAAGTAATGACTTACCGGTTGAGTAATCTCCTACAATTTCTGTTATTAAACCATGAGGAACCCCACCATCCAAAAGAAAGTCCAACACCAAACAACCGGTACTAGCACGTGGAACTTGATCATCCATCTCATCTAAAGTCGCAGCTTTCAGAGACTCTGCTAATATCTTAATTATATCACTCATCACATCTACCCCTCTGAAGATATTGTAAATATCTAGACCAACAATCCCCCCCAAACACTACTTCTATTGGTGGATGTCGCTGTTTGAAATGTTCTTGACACCATAATAAAGGCATCGCTGTAAACTGTGCTTTCACAAATAACTCAGCAAGACAACTAAACTTGGCCCCCTCTCCCCTACTAACCAAATTTGCAACAATAGGATAAATTATTTTATCCCCAATCTCTAATTTTCGAAATTGCTTATTTTTATTCCTAATATTAACCGCTTCCACATAATTATATATTAGGGATCGTTTGTAGATTTCAAACACAGTTTTAGTCATTTTCATTTCAGTGCTTTAATCAATTCTTTGTCGGGATATGCAGCCTGTCGTGGCGTTATTTTCATATCTAATGATTGGGCAATTTTCAACCTCATTGCAATACTACGAATGCGATTGAGCATTACCATCCTAAATTGACCGGAATTTGTCGCTTTGTTAGCTCGTCGGTGTATTTCCTTTTGTTTGATACCAAACTTTTGTGCAAGTACCGCCACTTCTGACGGTAGCTTACACTCCGCCATCCTAATCCCAATAGCATCCATCAGATTGTTGTTGTTTCTCCTTTTTCTTTTAGATTCCTTAGGTAATAATTCCGGTATACTATCCAAATCTTTGAAATCTTCATTAGCCATAATAATTCCTCATTTAAATATGATTAGAAAAGGTGATTCCTGTAAAACCGCAAGACAACATGCGGATATTTGCAATAATTGATCGCGTAATTTCAGTTTTGTTTTTTGCATCTCAAGTGGGATATCGGCTTCGTGCTCGTTATATCCGCCTTCCACCATCAAAGTCAAATAGTTGGAAGCAGCAACCGCTTTTTCAAACTCCCCATAAATAATTGTCATCCATCGTTCGAGATCATATCCAGGATTAACACCAAACATTTCTAGCTGTTTTTGACGTTCAAGCCAAATTAGTTTAGTAAATTCTTCCGGAGTAATTACAAATGGTTCTTCCATTTTATTTTATCCTTATTATTTATTATATTCCTTAGTGGTGGACTTGGGTAAGGTCCGCCCCAAAGGGGAAAACCTAATTTTCCCCAAGCCCAATCGGACTCGGTATAAGGCCACGATCTCAGCCAAAGGTGACGGAGCGTCAAAACTGGATCGCCGAAAGCGGTAGCGTTATTTCACACCGGTGCTTTCCATACATCATAACGTTTGATATTTAAATTCGCTTTCATAATTTATTTTATTGCGTTTCCTTGCCTTTCGAATATTGAGAGGTATTCCAATATTCTTAAGTATCTTTGAGGGCAAGGAAACGTAACTCCGTTGCCTTCCATTTGAAAGGGAATATAACTACTCCATACCTTTAACCCTAAACAGCCTCGTAGAGGATATTGGGTAGTTCCTAGTTAGTTCACGATGCCAAGTCCATGCCTTATGTTTTTGGTATATAGTTTGGCATCGAAAATAGAAATTCACATCAAGAGATACCTTACATATCTTCTTAGCAGATTCATAATAAATCTTTTCCACATAAGCCGGAATCTTTTCTGCATTTCTATGACATTTACCCGCATCCTGCTCAATAATATCTGTTACCAGCACATTCTGTACTAGAGGATGTTGTGTAACAAGTTCAAAAATTAATCGGTGATCTCCATGCCCATATTCCCCTACCGGATTATGAGTAAATACAAAATCATATTCATTTATATAAAGTTCTTTAGTAATGGCATTATTAATAATCTTCAAAACATCTTTTAGCTTGACTTCCGCTCTACGAAATGGAAGAGCATAAAAAGTGTTAGGCAATTTCAGAGTATTGACCAAATTTATATTCTCTCTAATACAAACTTCACGAAGAGCGTCACGTCCCTTTCGTTTTCCCGCACAAATGATAAGTGATTTATTAAGATTTGGATTTTGCATAATGGGCCAACCAAAAATCACCTCATCATCTGGATGAGCAAAAATACAAAGAATTTTTGAATTTTTTAACATCATTTTATTTTTCCTATTTGTTTAAGAAATGCTGTGTTATTTTTCAGTTCCTTAGTTATTCTTATACGCTCGTATCGAGTTTTTTTATTCTCTTCTTCTTTGGGATTGTCTTTAAAGTCTTTTGATAACCGATGTTTCATTAGGATACTTACCGATTTTATACCCATGATAAAGCCTTCTTCTAAAAGCAGCACATATTTTTTCAGGACTTCAGGTTTATCTTTAAGATGAATAATTGTCAGATCATATAAATCTCTAAAAACTTCACAAATAGTTCTTTGCGGATTGGTTCCTGTTCCCTTTGGGGTTTCGAATATTTTATTAATTATCGTTTTCATACTTAATCAGCTAAACTTTTCAAAATAAATGATCTATTTTTACGTCCTATTTCATAAAAAAGATTGTGAGTCATTAATAATTCATCAATCAAAAAATCTCTAGCATGTTTTCCGTATATTTGTGGATGAAATTCAATTACTATCTGCCCTATATTTTCACTGAGATCTTTATTATGGGATATTTCAGTTATAATACCTAACTCAGATCCCTCACAATCTAAAAACAAAATATCTACAAAAGGTATATTATGTTCCCAAAGAAAAGATTCCAGGCTCCTTGTATCCACTCTGTATTGCGTTATCAATTTCAAGTCTGATTGGGTTTCGTGCCTAGGAAACATGCTGTTACCCTCACCTTTATTGGTGGAAGAAGCAGCAGGACAACTAAAATCATAATATAAAGCTGTTCCATCTCTTCCAGTTATAGCTATATTATAGGCCGATATTTTATCTGAAATCAATTTAGTTAATTTCTCAAATGCCCATCTGCATGGTTCTATTGCATATATATTACATGGAAACTTTTTATAAAATTTAGTAACATCACTACCGTCATGAGCACCAATATCTATAACAACAGATTTCTCGTTTAAATACTCAGGCTCAATAATTCTTGCAGACATATTAATCATCTCCTTTTACAATACAAACATTCCATTATCCCACCACGTCCGTCTAATTCTTTAGATGTACAAAGATAAGTAAATCTATCTAATATCTCAAACTTCTTTTCAACTTGTTTTCTTATTTTTATCACAGCACCCTCTCCTCGATGCCAATAAGAAATGGCAGCGAAACTACCCATCTTACCTATCCTATGCAATTCCGGTACAGACTTTCTAACAACAGTGTGATATAACATATTAAATGAAACAATAAAATCAATTGAATTATCAAGTATACACGTCAACTTTTCAGCTTTCCCTTGATAGAATATTTGTTTCGTTTTATTGTAAGTTAGATTCGGACAGATATTCTGATCAACTAGATACATCCAACGATATGAAAAATAATTAGAATACAGTCTACCTTCGCTATCAGAATCCTCTCCACATCCAATATTCAACACAGTATTAAAATGTTTTCCATCTAAAGTTTTTCTCATCCATGCGTTATGTAATAATCTCAATCTTGTTGGCAACATTTATTTGACTCCTTGACAAAAGCTTTATAAGCTTTTTCCTTATCTCCTTTATGTGCAGACCAAAGAGGAGTATTTATATTATAATGCAAAGACCATAAGTTAATATTACAGACTTTGGAAAGTTGACGTGCAATACCTTTTAGACAATTTTGGTCTTTATAATGTTTGGTACAAATCTTGATTAATTTATTTCCGATATGATATAATTTGCCATTATGATTAATTTGATTATATTGATTGCAGAATATAGAATAATTACGTGATCCAACTCTAAATACCATCAATCCAGCTTTATATTTATGCTTTTCAGAATATAAACCGACATCAAATCCGTTCATTCTTTTATAAATATCTGATAACGGTTGTCGAACCAGCATGTCTGCATCCATATATATAACCAATTCATTTGGAATAGTATGCTCAACCAATTTGGGGATAAAATAGGTTCGCAGATTTTGCATAAGAATTTTCCATTCTGCTTGTCCTTTGTCTCCATCATATCTTTTTTGTTCTCCATCAAAATATAAATAATAATTCATGATATGAGTATTTTTATGAAGATCACGCAGTTCTACTACTGTATCCCATTCTAAATTAACACCAAATATTATTGTATTTTCATCTGGTGCATTTTTCGCAATTGATTTGACAAGTAATTTCCCCCATCTGCTAAAATTTTCATCAAAATGAAAAGCTATCATCTATTTCTGCTCCAGTCTTGACATTTTATCTCATGACAAGTTATTGCGTCATGAAATATATCATTACGATAAAGTAATTTTTTAGTTCCACCTTTTAAATGTATGGCTGCTACTACGTCTTTTTTATATTGTTTATAAGCTTGATTTATAAAACGATCGGTGTATTGATGAAGACAAAAATTATATTCCCAACCCACATCAATTATATTTATATCACAAGACGTAGGTCTTTTCTCTGGATTTTTCCAAAGTACATTAAGAAAATCTTGTCCAATACACCAATCGGGAATGCGTCCTTTATGATTATAACTTTCAATATATTCAAGAAACAGAGGCCAACTTATCTCTTCAGTTTGATGGTTCCAGTAGGTCAAAAATCCCTTGGTTGCACTTGTTATTCGATAATAATATATACCGCCATTGATAGGATGCCTGAAACCATAATGTCTTTTAGTCAAACCCAAATCAAAAAAAGAATACTTTTTGAATACTGTAAAAGGATCTTTCATGAAATAAATATCAGCATCTGAAACAAGCACTTGTGAACCCGTAGGTAAGTCCAAACAATACTTATTTGTTTCAATTACTTTACAAGCTGCTCTTCTTTTCCGCATTAAATTTGGAGGTATTACAACCCATGTTACATTATATTTTTTCGTTAATATTTCCCTGAGTATTTGAGGCACATCATCAGTAATAACTACTATAACACAATCGGAATTTTTTCGTAAAGTAGCAATACAAGTTTCGAACATATTATTGTCAGCTTGATGATAAGTGATTATGCAATATTTCATTTTTGAACAACCCTTCTATTTTTCTTCCTGAAAGATGAATCATAATAGGTTTTACTTCAGGATATGGATAATTTATACAATACTCGGCATTAGCTTGACACACAAGCCATTGATGTGGAAGAATGTACGGATGCCATCCGCTTGCTTCAGCAGCAAGCCACGCAGCTAGAGGTCCTCTGCCTGGATTGTCTATATATATTTTCAAATAGTGGTTCACATAATTTTGAACATGAACATTTTTTGGATCCGCAAAAAACATTCCCGAATTACAAACGGATCCATGTGGAATATGAAGATCTTTTCTTTTAATCTGTCTATCGACTCCTCTAGATATATCTGAATGCAAAAATATTCTAGGACTTAAAGGCAGGCACATTCCAAATAAATTAGCTAATTCAAAACCTTCCATAAATGCTTCATTTACGACTCTTATATCATAATCCATGTAGAGAACGCATTCATCATACAATGATATAAGTTTCATCCGCCAATAATTACTATTTCTGTAACCATAGCGTCTGTGTCCTCTCCACTTGGTTTCGACCATTACTATTTTACAATTATATTTACCTTCCATTTTATTTTCTAGATCGTCGGTATAGATGTGTATGGGCATACGTGTATATTCTCGAATATGCGATACGAATCTTATTAATGCTTTTCTTTTGTTTCCAAATGCTGTAACAACTATTATCATCTTTTCACCTCAAACCAAGGAACGTATTTTAATTCTGAATATCCATCCTTTCCATGACCATATAATTTGGGTCCTATAATTTCTCCATGATCTGCAGTTAATATTATTCTACCTTTTATAAAAGGTATATAATAAAAAATTGAATTAAGTGATATTTTTAAATTTTCAATATAGTATTCCCAAAGTTCTTCCCAACCATATTCACACCCATATTTTGTTACTATATCATATATACTGTGTGTTAGATGACGTGAATCATGCGGCCATTCGAATTTTTCCAAGAAGTTTTTGCCTTCATTTCCGATATAAGGTAAGTGTGGTGGTATTAAATGAACTAAATATTTACGATCTATTTTTTGTTGATCTATAAAAGGTTTCATTGTCAAATTCGGGTGCATCCAATTTGTATCAGAATGCTCCTTCAACTTGATTATATTCCAATCTCCAAAAAATTTATGATATTTGTGTACATACCTATAAATAGATGGATGTGCAGTAATGATTGTGATATCATTATGTACTGCCTTCGGTTGCCAGTGATATTCATACCATTGTTTCGTATTTAACGCTTCACTATCTACCTTTAAGCAAGTCCCGTTGATTGATGAATAGGAATCTATTACTTGCATGAAAGCATCATAACGACAACAATCTAAAACAATCAATACATCCCATTCTTTTCTTTCCAACAATTCTCTTTGTTTAATCATTATATTTCTTTCTAATTTTTAAGATTGTGTCTTTGTCCCATGTAGGTATAGGCCAGAATTTATCAATTAACCATTCAACAGGATGAATTTGTCCTTTTATTTGATTAGCCAAAAATTTACTTCTAATAATTCTGCCTGTTGTTCTAGCTCGCATGCCTTTATCTTTGTATGGAAATTTTCCCCTATACAAATGAGCACTCCAAAAATCATTACACAATAACAATCTATATCCCATCAACCAGACTTTCAAACTAAATTCTGTGCCGGTGCTGCCCCAATTTCCAAGCGTTTCATCATATCCCCCAAGCTTCCACCATAAATCTACAGAAACAAACCAGGCTTCTCCACCAAACGCCATCAACTCTGGTTTATGTATATTTTTAAATCCTCCTCCAGTTCTTGGAGTCAAGTTCTTGTCCAGATAATACTGCATATTTTTATCAACAGGTTTCCATAATTGTTTATCCAGCCTCCACATTTTTGGAATTAGAAATACATCATCTTCTATCGCCTCTTTAGCTGCAATATCCCAATTAATTGACATCATAGAGTGAGCATCAATTTTCAAAAAGTATTTCCCTTTACTTTGACGCACAGCTTCATTAATAAGTCTTCGTTGCCCCAAACATTCCTTTACTTCTATAATCTTAATATATTCATTCCTACTAGCCAGATCCTTAACTAATTCAACTTGCTGCCTAAGAATTTTGGATATATTTGGATCCCTATCGTTGTGTGCCGTGAAATCCCAACCATCTAGAAGAACAAATATTTCTATATCTTCCTTAGCTGTGGCTATAACATTAAAAACAGTTTTGTAGAGATATTTTTCATTTCTACTTGGAATAATAACTGACACTAAATCCATTGCATATCCTTTTTTATTTGTTCGCAAAATCCCCAATATTCTATATTAGATAACACAGGTTTCTCTATTACATTAGATATATTGTTGCCATGCCTAACATCAATACAAGGATATTTATTCGACCTGACTTCCCATAATCCAGTATGATCATCTCTACTCGTTCCTGGCTCAGATTTTTCCCATCCCCCTTTTTTCATATTCAAATACATGATTCTGTAAAGACGTAAAGTAAAATGAGCTAGAACCAGCTTAAAATTTCCAGCTAAAGTAGATAAATCACATTGTCCTGTGTACCAGAAACCCTTTTGATTCATGAAATATTTTCTAATAAAATAATAGAACGTATCATTTCTGTCAGGTATGAAATCAAAATAATCTAAAGGGTACAAAACGTCATGCTCCGCAAAAAACACAAACTTAGGATTCAAAACTTCATACATTTTGAAAAGACCATACTGAATTTGTTGGTACATTGAAAAACGACTTCTCTCCATTTCTTCTATAACATAATTATAAGTACCAAATTCTAACTCTCCTTGAGACACTGAAAAAATAGGAATATTTCCCGCTACTTTTCTAAGATTTTTTCTGCAATGTTTAGCAACACCCCCATGTAATTTTTGGTCTGTATAATATAGTATGGCTTTATCCATTTTTCAATTGCTCCTTATCCCATGTCGGTACGGGCCGGAATTTATTCACTAACCAATCTATTGTATGAATTTGCAAAGGATATTGATTATTTAACCAGTATTCTTTCGTTCGTTTTTTGTTTTCCTGGATCCCTGCTGCACTAACTTTATAAGGAAAACGTCTTCTGAACACATGAGCAAACCACACATTTTTATTTAATAATTGTCTACCACCGGAAAGCCAACATTTTAAACTTGTTTCTGGTGCTGATTCCCCCCAACCATATAAAGATTCGTCGTGTCCACCAAGTTGCCACCAATATTGAACAGAACTAAACCATGAAGCACCCAAATTGCTCATTACTTCACAAACGGGTTTCTGTGCTTCTTCACGTTGAGCGTATTCAGGCCAATGTCTCTGATGAATGTTACTATCAATATAAAGATAATCAAAAAAACGAGTACCATAAACAAAAGTTTCAGGATCCATTGATCTGATTCTAGGAATGATTAAAGTCTCAAGTCCTGCTTCCTCATAAGATTTGATAAGTTCCACATCCCAATTAGGACTAAGATCACAATGGGCATCCAATTTAATAAAATAAGTAGCATCAGTTTTTGCTAAAGCTAGATTTAAAGCATGTCGAACACCCAGAGAATCAGGTAAGTCATGAATTGTGATTCGTTGATCGGATTCTGCCATCTGTTTGATTTCTTCAATTTGCTTTCTGTAGATGTCTATTATTGCTTGATTAGATTTGTTGTTAGCAAAAATATCCCATCCATCGAGAATAACGTCGATTTTTATATCATCAGGATTTTTCGCAGAAGAGAAATATTGCTTGACTGTTCTTGTCAGAAGTGTTTCATTACGGGAAGGAATAACCACACAAATCTTCTTGCTCACTTAGATTCTCCTGATATCTTACATGCACCATAACGTTTGACATCCAAACTTACTTTCATAATATTTTCCTATTCAAATTCCAGGTCCCCAACAAATGCAGCGAAAGGTAGATGCATTATCGAGGACCCAGGTCAAGCAAGAGATAATATTATGTTATCTTTTTGTTTCGAATAACTTTGTCCTTTCTTTTACTATCAGCTATCGCACCAGCACCACCACCTATAAGCAATAATGTAACAAGGGACGTGATTGATGCTGCTGTGTCAATAGGATTTCCCATAATGAGAGACGTTGCTACGCCTCCCGTCAACTCTATGAATTTTCGTCGTGCCTCATATTTTCGTTCGTAACCAGCATAACCCAATTCTACTTTCGCATTATGTTCATCAATTCGAGCATCTAACTTATTGCCATCAGCTTCATAATTAGTGATGGCATCTTGCAATTCACGCTCGACAGAGAGGATTTCTAAATTGAACTCTTCAATCGAAACTTCCCTTTCAGAACCGATCAAAGATGGCATTTTTGGGGTGCATGATGTGAACCCTATCATCATGATCAGAGCCATCATGACACCTAATACTTTCCATCTGTTATGATCGATCCAATTCAACAAATTGTGTAACACATCCATAATTTTGGTCTCCTTAAAAATAGGTTTTCGTTTTACGTCCAGTAATCAATATTTGTTTTACGTTTGTCTTTAATTCGAGGATCTACATTAGTACAAACTGCTTTTTTATAAGGAGCTTTTCGTTCCATAAAGCAGCCACATAAAGAACAACGCAAAACATTTTCCCATCCTTCAAAATCATTTGCTCTGTGTAGACATATTTCACATTTCCTTAATCTGAAAAAAAGTTCTTCTTCATTACAAATATTTTTGCCTCTAAGAACATTCGCTTCCAGAATCATGGGTATAGCACGAATCAGACTTCCTGCCATTTGAATATAATTGGGTAGTGCTCTCTTTTCTCCTTTACCACAATTTCCACAAGGCATTTTTTCTGTGGGTTTTGTTATGAAATTCGTTTTACTAGCTTTATCTATAGCCCGTTTTAATTCATCTGTAAAATCACTCATATTATAAATCCAAATCTTTTGCAACCTGTAAAAGTTCACTTTCAGAACGTATATTTCTTGCAGCGGCATCTAATAAAGTGCTCTTAACTTCTGCTTTACCATATAACCTCATCATAGTTTCACTTAATATTTTCAAAGGAAAATTCTTATGAGAATTTCTCATGAATACTTTTAATACAACTAAAGATTTTTTTCGTATCCATTCATCATTACCTTTACAATCCTCACATACTTCTGCTACTACTCCATGATCGATTCCAATCAAATTCTCTATCTTATCGCATAGATACAACTTTTTTGGACCCTCAGGAATATCTCCTCTCCAAGCTCGTCGAAATTCACATTGTTGCATATTATCTCCTATAGAATATCAAGTTTATTCATGACTACTAATCGAGACACGTATTTTCATCTAATATATACATACAACTGTAAGTACAGTAGTCAGGATTCGGGCATACATATTCAGTACACTCATAAAGAATATAAACGCAACCTGCTGCACCCGCACATTCACCCACTGGGATGCAAGGATAGCTAAATCCAGACATACATTTACCAGGGCATCCACCACAGGCACAAAGTGCTCCAGGTGGAGTACACACACAAGCAGGCGGTTGGCCTGCTTCATAAGTATTGCAACATTCATTAGATGTGGGTTCTGGGGTTGGAGTTGGGGTTGGGCTGGGAGGAGGCGTAGGACTAGGTGTAGGACTAGGTGTAGGACTAGGTGTAGGACTAGGTGTAGGCGTAGGACTAGGTGTAGGCGTAGGAGTAGGTACGCAGCATGTAACACTTCTTGCCTCAAACTTATTTGTTGCATTATTCCACTTAACCTGAAAGTCTGTATCATCACAATTTATCTCAAGTTTATTATTTACATTATCCCAATGAGCAGGACCAATTTCAGTTTCACCAATATCATCATCACAATATGCAGTAAAATCATTCGCATTATCATCAAATTTTACTCTATTAGTTGACATCACCATTCACCAAATGTATGACGACCTATTACTTCATTTCCAACTAATCTCACATTGCCCTCATCATCTTCATGTTCCCAACATACAATAAGATCGCCCGTATCAAGATCATGAATATCTATTCCTACTTCAGCCAAATTCAATACAACAACAAGATCTCCGATACTATCAAATTGATCAGCATTATCAGTATCCCAATCATCTGCATCGAGTATAGTTAGATAACAATTGTAATAACCACCACCATCAGCATTCGAATCAACTTTAGCAATATACACTTTGTTGATTTCTGATAAAGTTCTTCTTGTATGTATGCCTGCTGCATCAGAAATTCCTGCAGATGATAATGATTTGGTTAGCTGATGCACCGAATCAGACATGCTATTATAGTCTCTAGCAGAGACAGGATCTTTATGCGGTCTTAATTTTCTGCCATGAAAAATATTCATAGTAATAACACACTCAAATCTACAGGAGGGAAAGGTTCCAGAAGATCCCCGTTACCATCATAAATAGGTTTGAATGAAATTCCTTCTCCTCGTTTGGGAAAATTATTCCATCCTTCTGGTCGCCAAGTAAATCTCATTGTAATATCCCAAGCCTTTACTCCTTCTGTTGTAGTTTGCCTATCTAGTGATGGATAAGAATATAATAACGTGCCTTCATAAAACCACATATCCAAAGCATGGGAATAAACATCAGCATTGTTACAACATCCAACCAGAGTTAATACTTCATCTTGAATAATTGGCATGAAATGTAATGTATAAACCCAGTCTATCATTTTAAGTGGAACGCCTGGTGCTTCATCAGTACGTAATGGATCAGTTTGGGCATCATCCCAATAAAGTTTAGCATTGGGTAGGGTAAGAAATTCAACGCTTGGTTCAAGATGTTCTTCCACCAATACTTCATGTTGTACTTCACTATATCTTGCTGTTTCATATTCAACTAATAATCTTGCTTTTTCATAAGTAAGTACCTCAGAAGAACCACCTGCTATTGGTGCTCCTGCTGGTGTTACATTAATTCGATGAGCATAAGCATAGGCCACTCCAGGAAATCGCTGGGGTAATCGATGGATCAAAGTTGTTCCAGATGCAATTATAGTGCCTAAAAGTTGTTTATATAAATACCATCGATCATCCCAAGCACATTGAAGCATACGTTGTCCTGTAAAATGATCAAGAGTGCTTTCAGCACGACGAAAACCATGTATTTCTTCATGGGCATATGTTACTACATTAGGCACTGTTTGTATGATTATACTCATGGTCCAACAACTCCTATTTTATTTTTTGATTCTTGCCTAATTGTTTCTCGAACATTCTCCGTGTTCTGCTTATCCGCTTGTATGCCACTTTGGATAGAAGTATGTATTCCTTGCAATGCTGTAAGTTGTGCTTGCTGTATTTCCATTTCCTTCATAACCCCAGCCGTCTGCCGAGCCATCATATTCCATGCTTCTTTTAGACCAACTAATGCGGCTGGTTGAAAAGTAGTTTTCCCCTTTTCTGCTGCTGACACTGCTCCTTTTGAAACAAAAGGTTTTCTACCCCATTCTTCCTTGGCTATCTCTTCACGACGTACCCATTTATTCAGTTCGGATGTTGCTTTTCCTAAAAACTCAATCCATTCCATATGTTCAGCTTCATATCCTATACGTTTAAGTTTTTTAAGTAACTTATCCCATGAAGCGGTAAATTTATCCACCATATTAGTTGGTAGTGCGTCACGCATTTTCTTCTTGACTTCTGTAGAGATTGCTTCCAATTCTGTTCTTACTGCAGACAAACTTGTGGTTGCCGAATCCGAATATCCTTGCCAAAAAGAAACCGCTTTTTTCTCTTGATCATCCCAATATTTCATAGAAGATTGATATGTTTTTTCTGACATCCACAATTGACTTAAATAAACAGCAAGCTTTTGATATGCATAACCACTTTTTGCAAGATATTTCATTATTTTTCCTAGAAAAGATTTCCCCTGATTCTCTCCAATTGCACTACCTGCGACTCTTGCTACTCGTATCAATCCTATTGTAAATTCAATAAATGCCTTGGACACTCCCCCTAAAGCTTCCTTCCAATTTTCTCTTAATCCCCCCACCAAAATAAAGAAACCATCTTTAATCATTTCAACAACAGCAAGAGTCTTTTTACCCCAACTTACTACTACAGCTTCATTTTCTTGCATCCAAGTTTTGGTCTTCACAGCCATATCCCTTAATCCAGGGAGTACAGCATTGCCTATAGATTCCGCAATCTCATCAAAAGCGTTTTTCATTTGAACCAACGCACCTTTTGTTGTGTTGGCTGCTGCTCTCGCTGCTCCACCAATCTCGACTTGAAGTTCATCCAGTATTACTTTTTGGGCTTCCATAAGTTTGTTTTGTTTTATGAAATTTTTAATTGCATCTTTTTGGGATTCCGTGAAAGAGATACCAATCCTTCTCAATCTTCCTATCCCTCGAATGGGATCATTAAGAGCAGTTCCCAATTGGATTATGCTAGCAGTGAGTTCCTGCTTAAAAACAGTAGCCATGTCCATAGCTGCTTCCATGCCTTTGATAAAAACTTCTTTTCTGACCCTTGTAAAAGTAGCCATTATGGCTGCACCTTCTTTTATCAAATCATCATTGAATTTGGTTACTTTCATCATTGCCACAGCGTATTTCGACAATTGATCATAAGTGTATCCTACAGCATGTCCCGTAGCTCTTAGAATATTTTTTAATTTACTTACGGCTTCTTCAGCATCCATAGCTTGTTTAGTTGCATATCCAAGTCCAAGAGTAAATGCACCAATGCCAACTATCGCCAATCGTTTCAAATGAACTTTGAGACTGCCAAAAGATTTACGGACCCTACCTAACATTTTATCAAGACCGACATTTTTACCAGTCAGGTCAATAAAGGCTTCACCAAATTTGTAAGCCATTTTATTATTCCTTGAAATTGTTTTTCATTTGAAAAAGCATGTCTCTCGCTTCTTGTAGTGAACTTACTTTAATCTTTTTCTCTGAATTTTTATCAGAAGCAATAAAATCTATGTACATGCAGAGTTGCAACGGAGTCATTGCAGAAACATCAGCAGGAGTCCATCCATATAATTCAGAAAATACTTTGAAAAGAATAGTCTCATTTATCTCATCATCTTTTTCTACACTTTCCTTTTTTTCTTCGATAGGCATTGATATATCTAGGATCAAATCCATCATACGACAAATAACATCTGGATAAATTCCTATGTTACGAATGAGATATTTTATTTTGAAATTCGGATTCTCCTTTCGTATACTCATCCAAACAGCATAAAAAGCTGTTTCAATATTTTCTTTGTTTTCATCCTCAATATAACTTTGTTCTAAAAATGACCATTCCAACAAAGTCAAAGGATGTAAAATATAAATTTTCTTTTTGAATATAAACTCTACAGGAGTTGCTAATGCTCTTTGAAAAGTTATATTTTGCATTGACCACCTGCCTTCTTGAAAAAGACATTCAAATCCCTTTGGATCTGGACATGGAGTTCTTGTTCTGGTGCAACAATAATGCGTCTTTTAGGGACTCCTTTCCCTAAATTATGGAAAGCAGCGATGTCTCTGATAGTTGCTTTGCCTTTAGGATGTCTGCCAGGACCACCAAATCCTACTCTAACACCATGATGAATGCGTTTAAGCAGATTGCCAGGCATTCCTACGGTAAGAGCATTCAGCAGTGTTCCTGTGTCTCTTAAAATAGCCACTTTAGTGGCAGTTCCACGAGTTGTTGTGCCACCACCTCTTTTCTTTCGACGTTGACCACCTCTTCTCCTAGCAATAGTTGCAGGAGATAGAGGAGGCCAATCACCCATACCTTGTGAATGATGTACGAAACGTCGTCGAACGAATGCTAGATAACGAACTCCTATCCTTTTTAGAAAGGAATCCATCGGACCAGAACCACCCATTCTTAGTCCTTCTCGCACAAGCTTTATGAATTTTTCAAGTCCTCTGAGATTTATCTTAATTGTCATTTTATACAATTAGACTGCTCCTCCAAGGATACTTACAGTGGCGGTTAAAAGACCACCGCCTTCTATAGGCCATTCAGTTTCGATATCAACAATACGCACTTCCTCTGCCGTCTTGCCTCCTCCAGTGAATGTAACTTTGTCGCCAACACTAAATTGTATATTGTTGCTTAGAGCAGGATCCAAATAGACATCAAAAGTTCCGGACCATCGTGTAACGCCAGCTAAATTCTGTTCTGCTCCAGCAGTGCTACTACTAGAATAGACTTGCGGATCGCATTCATCTCTTATTCTAACATTACGAACATCGGCCTGAGCATCTTGACAGGATACCGTTTGACCAGTTGCTGATGTTGCTGTCATTTTATATCTCCTTAAATATTATTATTAATTTTTCATTATCCGTTAAATTTTTAAGGTGTCGGAGTTGGAGTTGCGGTTGGTGTAGGTGTTGCAGTAGGTGTTGGAGTAGGTGTAGGACTAGGTGCAGCAGACAATCCTGCAATAGATACATTATAGAGCAAATCTGCTGCAGTCTCAGCATTGTGAGCGAATTTCAATTGATCATTCGCATCAACAACCAGACCATCTTCGCTATGGAACAACCAAATCATCTCACTGTCTGGAGGTAGAAGAATGATGTCGCTAACATCGTCACATAGAGGAACATCTGCTGCTCCTACTCCACCTATTTTGAGACTATCTGTTGTTGACAAATTTCTGATATAAAGTATTTTAATATCAAAAAAGGTTACACTATCTCCAAAACTATCACTCAATGAAGAAGTCAAATCCAAAGTTTCCGATGCTCCAGTTCCTAATGTTCTCTGATCATGCCAAACAATATCTACTTGGTGATTATTACCGGCCGTGCTTACTACAGTAAGTTTTCTTGCCACGTTTAATGAATCTGCTACTGAACTAAGATCAAGAGCTTTTGTTAAAGCCAGATCAATTTTTATTTGAGCACTGCCTGTTACGTTCATAATTATTACTCCTATAAATCGGTTTTAGGTACTATTATTGTAACTTCTATATCTATAACACTCGACCATCCAGCAGATCCCCGATTCAATTCGTCATTGTCTGGATATTGTGTTGAATTACCGACTCTGAATTTTTGAACAAAACTTAAATTTAAATCATCTACTCCAGCATGTAAAGCTTTTAAGCATGCCCACTCAACAGGAAATAAATATTTATTAAGTCTTAATGTGCCTGTGGCAATCATAATTGTAAATGTTCTTACTAATGCAACTGAAGATGAGGATAGCGTAAATTCATCAACTCCACCTGTCGGTATAAGTGCGACTTCAGGCAAATCACCAAAGGCCACTTCTGCTTTAGTAGGTTTTTCATTTGTACCAGAAAATTTTATACGATTTCTAGGTTTTACCAAATCTGTAAAAGCTGTGTTGGCTTCTAGCAAAGCCCAAATACCATCATAAATCTGTGTAAACGGATCTATTGTAAAATCATTAGCCATTATTCTATCACCATAGGAGCAGACGGAGCATTGCTATCGTGCCTTTCTACATCAAGACGTAATTCTCCAGCAAGACAAGAAGCAATTTCACTATTTACTTCCTTCTTTTTTTCTTCTAATTTATTTCCTTCTTCATTTTCATCTCTCAATCCTCTTGCCTCATACAGCCAAATCCCTGCTAAGGTAGCACACCAATTAATCACTTCTTTGCAGGCACTTGAAAAAGGTATTTGATATTTGCCATCACGAAACCTGCTATTAACATAACTTTCAGCCCATTCGATAGCTGCTTGAACCCTAGTTGCATTTACAGTTGTACTATCATTATCAAGATTAGAATAGGCAATAACATTATTCACACCAAATACATTCTCTATATCAGATTGACTAACATAATTTCCTGCCATAATTTTATCCCTTTATGTCGGAGTCGGTGTAGGAGTTGGAGTTGGTCGTATTTCCAATCCAGTAATAACAATATCATATTCCAAACTATTAGCTGTTTCACCCCCATGTTCAATTTTCAACATATCGTTGTCATCTACTACCAATCCATCTTCACTATGAAACAAAATTGCAACGTCTGTATCAGGTTGCAAAACCAGTATATCACTACTATCATTAAATATAGGAAAAGCCCCCGAAGCAGCACCACCAACTTTTAGGGTATCTGTAGTTGAGCAATTTCTAATATAGAATATTTTAATATCAAAAAAAGCTATCTTATCTCCTAAACCATTACGCAAAGAATTAGTCAAATCCAATTCTTCTGATACACCAGTAGCTAAAGTTCTTGTGTCACTCCATATTTTATCAACTTCATGATCATTCAAACTATTGCTTATTTCCAAAGATTCACCAATATGGACATCATCAAAAGGAGTAGACATATCCAGCTCTTTAGAACAAAATAAATCAATATCAATGCTTGCTGTTCCGGTAACGACATCAGGATCTTCAGCAGTCCAATCCTCAATTTGCTCTGGATGAACAGCACCTATTTCATAAGGCTCTCCATTATATTGATAACCACCCGCTAATACTGATGCTGTTGTAGGTAAATAATTAGCGTCAAGTCCAGCACTTGTGCTATCAACAGCATGTTCTGGAGTTTCACTACCTCCCCAACGATTAGCAGCAATTGAATTGGTACTGCTATAATCGCTGTAAAGAATAAGGCCTGCATCTAACTTGATAGCTAGATCATTAGCAGCATCAGCTACTTCAAATATATTATTCTGTTGATATAATTGACAAGATGCATGATTCATTCGAATAGAGGCAATAGTCTGAGCAGAAAAAGTATTGCCCTTAGCTATTTTTAGATAAAGAGAATCTAATCCAAGACCATATTGTCCACCTACTAAAATCGAATTTTCAAGAATTAGTATAGAGGCAGTGTCCTCAAAAACACAATAATTAGCTGTACCACCTTCACTCTCAATATAACAACTATCAATAAACGTAATAGAACCACCTGCACCTGCAATATAGATAGGATATCCGGTCGCTGTTATATAACAGTCAATTATATTAAGTGATATCGCATTGGCTGATGGACCGGCATAGAACCCTTCGACACATCCGGTAGTTTTACAATAAAAGAAACTAGCACCATCATTATCCACTTCATTAGAAGTAACTTCAAAACCTCTACCATTTCCGCCTTCATTGTTATCAAGTGCATAATAATGAAAAATTCGTACATCAAACAGATCTTCAATATTAAGTAAGGCATGATCAGACATAGGTTCAAAATTATTAGCATCTAAAGTATTGTAAGAACCTTTAGCAAGTTCAATTCCAGTATTTGAGCAAGCAAATATACTTAAATTATCCTGATTGTCTATATCGATTTGAGTAGTTATTTGAACTGTAGCAGGTTGATAATCCCATATCTCATAATTATCATAGCCTGCAAGTAAAGTATCAGAAACCCTTTGCAGAGTATCTAAAGCTCCACCCAGATAAACATCAGTACAGTTATTATTATCATCACCTGTAGCTCCGGCAGGACGGTTTATATCAATCCAATTACCGGCAGGATTATCCCAATCAACCACTTCGACTCTATCATTAAAAGTTTGAGCACAGGTGCATCTTACACGTGCGATCCAACCTGTACAATCAAAAGGGAAAGCACCTGCCTTAGTGATACGAGCTATAACTCCACCACCGCCATCGTGATCATAGTTAGCACCATTTACAGTTAGTTTAAGAGCACCGTTCGCACCACAAAAAGTATCGCTAAACAATTGAGCTACAGTAAGTGCGCCTTTAACAATACCACCGGCATTATCCTGATGAGCACCACTAGCATCTCCCGTACCACCTTTAATCATAATAAGATCAGACATTAAACTTTTCCTTCAGGCCATATAAGCCAATACTTACTACCGTCTCTTGTGCCGTGTGTAAATTCTATGTTAGGATAATTGTCTTCGAGCCACACTCGATTATCAACCAGAAATCTTTCATGAAATACAGCAAGTCGTTTTTGATCTTGTTTATTTTGCACTATCCGAATACAATGTCTTTTTATATTTTTCCAATATTGACTTAATTCAAGTTGCTCTTCTTGCGATAAAGACAATGCTGTAACAACTTGACTGAACGTAGCATTTTCAACCTGCGTAACAGTATAATCTTGTGCCAAAACCAATTGTTTTATACGCTGATATATTATTAACTGTTTCATGCTTATTCTACTTTGATCAGAATTTTCTTCATATCTACTTGAATAGTTTTAATATCGGATTTTATTTCTTGCATATCATCTTTAACATGATCAATACAGGCATCTAAATTCACTAGTTTCTCAGCCACAACTCTCGAATCTGCTTTAGTCATCAATACCTGTTCTAAGTTCTCTATTTTTTGTATCTGTCTACCATAAGCTATTGCAGCTACGGCAGTAGTAATAATTAGAGTAATTATCCATTTCACATTCCCATTTAGTCTGCTGGCCATATATTATCCCCTTTAGCAATAAGAGATCACCAGCTTGCAGAAAATTATATAAACTACAAGCTGGCATCTCCTAGTAGAAGCAGTCTGTCACCAATGTACCGTAGCAATTACTACGCTATTCGGTACTTTAATTACCGGAAGGAACGTATCACCAGCAAGATGTTTTATGGTCACGGGATCGGAAAGTACGTGAGCATAACTGAACATACCTGCCTTAGCTGAAACATTCCCAAGAGCAGCCATAGCATCCGGAGTAATTCCACCGATGTTGTTCGGTATTGGATATGTGCCTTCAATCACTTCCCACCATTCGGGTGATGGGTCTGGAGTAAAGACAATATCATATGCACTAATGAAATCTTGATAAGTTCCATTATCATCAACAAAGAAAAGCTCATCAGCAGGAATCCATTTCTTGATCTTCAAGAATCCATCAGCTATTTCACCAGAAGTAAATGCATCCTGAAGAGATGTTTTTCGATTAATCATCTCTTTTAATACAGTATTCTTCCACATATAATCAAGAATTGCTGAACCATAAAAAGCATGAGTAATCGAATATCCCGTAAGCTTTTTGATAGCTCTTTTCAGATTCTTAATATGTGTGTGAATATTAGTGCCCACAGCACTCCATCTAGCACTGATAATATTACCTGCACCAAGCACGTTGCACTGATTTCGATTACCAGCAGGAATACCATAATTGACCGTTACTGCTGCGCCTGTTGCTGAATTAAGCAGATTGCCATCCCCATCAAAGTAAATAAGCCCTTTGAATAGAGCAGATAAGATGGATGCTCTTCTCAAGTTAAGAAATTGCTGTTTGAATTCACCTGTTTGACGGGTAATCTCAGCCATACCAAGCTTTTGCTTTGATTCATTGGCCAAATTAGTCAAGTTCATCAAAACAGACGGTTCATGAAACATATGCTCAAATGCATGCACTAATTTTACAGGAATTTCACTCACACCTGCGACTCCCCTTAAAACTGAAGGAGAACCATAGTGTACAAGTCTTGCAGTTTTCCGAGTACCCTCAACTTTGCGATAGGTACAATGATCGCCTTCAACTGTCCTGTTTACCCGAAAAAAGGCAGGAGGTACGTCCTCAATGGCTATACCTGTTTTTATGCCTTGAATTACTCCTGAAAGATTCTTTGCTCCCAGGATTTGTTGTAACGTCTTGGCCATTTTATATCTCCTTAAATATTATTATTAATTTTTATCATCAAAATTTCATGTTTCTTACGTTGGAGTCGGTGTAGGTGTTGCAGTTGGAGTAGGTGTAGGTGTCGGACTAGGTGTAGGTGTCGGGGTTGGAGTTGGAGCTTCAGGTACAGTTGTACCCGTAAACAGATTATCAAAGATCCACAAACCAACACCAATCTTACCGAGTTGATTTCGATACCATTCTTGTGTTTCATATGGTGTAGGCCAATTAATAATCTGACTTTCATCAACAATTCCACCTACCAACAAATTATAAAGTGGTATATTGATATTTTCATTATTCTCATCGGTAACCTTATGTCCATAACCATCACCAATAAGCCCAAGCGGTATTTCAGATCCATCAGCAGGACAAATCACACTTCCTGCTAAAAACGGACCTGTAATAGCACCAACAGTTACAATTCCTGTAGCCGGAACGCAATTCGACATCGTTACACGTTCTACTGTGGGTGCTGCTCCAGTTCCACCATCGCCAATGATTGTAAGCGTACCGGTAACACCTCCAACACGCCTGAGAATTTCAGTTGCCGTAGCAACAGACACTTCAATCGATGTTTGACCAGCAGGCTCATTGTTCAGCAACTTTCCATATATTGCCGGAGCAAACAAACCAGTTGCAGTAATTTTGCCCATAACCATCCCAGCACGTAGCACATCTACATCACCTGTATTCAAAGGATCTCGTGCCAAAGCACCATTAACAGTAACGCCACCTGGAAACTTGATTGAATGATCTAAAGTCTTCAACACCTTTCTGGGAGTTGCAACTTTCGTAGTTTTAATTCCTGGAAGTCCATAACTCATGTTATATCTCCTTTATTATTACATTTTATTAGGTATTTGTCAACTATTCTAAACCTTAATTAATATTATTCAGTTACTGATCCTTGCTCAACCATCTCCTTAGTTACAGCAGGATCATATTCTTGGTTTTCGTCTGGAACTTGACGACTCATCGCGAACGTGCTTGCTTTTTCACCAAGCTCAACCGGATCATTAGTTTCCAGAACTTCAATCAAAGAATCCAAAGATGAGAAACCTTCATCACCTATGCTCAAAGCTTTCAGGTTACGATTTCCTTTATCACCAATAAAATTCTTCACGACAAGATCCCTTGCAGCAGGAGTAAGCTTGCCTGCAGCCACCAGATTGGTAACCCTTTGTTCTGCTGTCTTACCCATCTGTTCTGCCAGATTGGGATCAATTTTTACTTCCTTCTCTTTGCCTTCAGGTTCCTTTTCAAGAGTCTTTTTCATCTTCTCAATAGAACCCTTCAACTTAGTAACCTCAGTTGAAAGCCCATTATTCTCATCGGAAAGTTTCTGAAACTCTTCCGTAATAACATCGATTACATTGTCTTCATCGATATCGCCCTCGATCTCAAGAGCCTTCTTAATTTGGTCTAACATATCCATGTTCATATCTCCTTTATTAAAGTAATAAATTGGGTATTTGTTAACTATATTTCCATCATTTCTACCTGCTGCCTTTTGCATAACTTCAAATTCAGATTGCCCAGCAGCAACAGGTTGTTGCACTATGCTCACATGAGCAATAGATTCACCATATTTATTTTCCTTTCCATCTTTATACTCCTCATCAACCAAAATAGACACATTCTTTACGGTTTTAGCTAAATCAATTGATTCTTTGCCTATCATGTCTATCATGCCATATAAAATGTTTCCTTCACGAAATATATCTTTGACATATCCTCTTACCCCTTCAGCATCACGACGATGATCTACTACCATTTCAATATCAACTCCATTGTCCTTCATTTTATTGAATGACGCTATCCATCTGTCTATGCGTTCTGGAGTCACATCAAGAACCCATTTATGAATCGGATGCGTATATTTCCCTGTTCGAATCAAATCCTTTTTAAACAACTGAGATGGAACATCGGATTCAATATGTGCAGAAGAAGCTAATTCAAATTGATTGCTCTCTCCAAATGTGGCTTTCGATGTAGGTTCTGTAATAGTTGAAGCAGCTTTACCACGTGCATTTCTTAAAATATTCCTAGCTCTCTGTTGAAGAGCAGTCTTGTTAAGATTTTTCGCCTTGCTTTGTGGAATTCTACTTATTGCATTCCGCAAATGGGCAAGATCAATCTTACCAGTAGCATCTCTATAAGGAAAATGCCTTAATGCTCTGGGAGTTGTCTTACCTGTGGAATCTTTTTCACCCCCTCTTTCCACATATAAAAAAGCAGAATCCGGCAAATCATTTATATATTTTCTGGTCCAGACAGCCATAGCAAACTCCTTTTTATCCGTCGCAGGTTCAAACAGAATGTATTTAATATTATGATCAGCTAACCATCTTTTAGCCTGCTGCACTGTGTAACTGTCTTTTGGAAACCTATATGATTGTGGTTTTGGACTGCCAGTAGGATCCGTCTTAAGAGGACCACCATATAGCATTATTCCACCAGACATCTTTTTAAGTACCAAAATCCGAGCAAAAAGCTCCGGACTTTTGATTCTGGCAGCATGAAAATTAGGATAAGGCATTTATTTTTTCTCGTATAGTTTCAGATCAATAGAACGAATCTCGTCTAGTGTATCATTAATTCTTTTAATTTTAATAGGATCTGTTTCAATATCCAAAGGAGTACCCATTCTTCTGCGTTTGTTTAAATCAATCTTTTGTTTTGTTTTAGTTGCAGGCATTATAATATTTCCTCAATTTCAACTGTATGCCATATTCTGTTTGGATTAACCGCTGAACGTTTCGAAGTCATTTTCACCACTCTGTACCGTGGACCCGAACCTACCAAAACTTCTGCCTCAGGACGATAATCAAAATCAGCTAGCTTGCCTAGACGAATTGAACGTTTTGAAACTCCCCCTTTTATTTTGATTACCATTCTAGCATTATGATCAGCTAGATCATTAGCAAAACTTTCAGCAACAGCTTTTTTAGTAGTAAAACTTGATATTTGAGGTAATGTAAATTCTTTTTGTTTCAATTTTACCATAAAATCTTTGAAAGCTTTACCTCTTTCACCTCTCCAACTCATACCTCTAAAAATAGTCCTTTCTATACCAGGAGCCTTATCAAGAAGTTGTTCTATGCGAACCATACTAGTAGCTGCTTCATTCCATTTTTTGCTTTTCAATGCTGTTTCTAATGTAATTTTACCATCACCAATTTTACGTTGTAATTCCGCTATATCCACTGCATGAAATCTAGTATAACGTTCGATAATAACTTTATCCTCTTTAGTCAAAGCTTTCACCCATTCTTCCCGTGTCTTAAATTTAACAGGTTTAGACACAGCCTTAAGAATCGCTTTTTTCGCTTTCAATAATTTAGTTTTCAAAGGTCCTGTCTTTAATCCTTCTTTTTTCACTATGGCAGGATTGAAACCCCAACCTTTGTCCGCTCCAGGCATTACTTCTATACCATTTTTATCAACAACCGGTTGTGGTCTTTGAGGAGTTGCTAACTTATCTTGATCTTTGAATATTTCTATAGCAGTACAACGACAAGAAAATCCATTTGGGGGCCAGTTGATTTCCCAAAAAGGATCTTCTTTAGGAAGTCTGGTCCCTTCCATCCCAGCATGAGAGGGTCTTACTCGATCATCACCCACCGTACTATATTCATAACCCCATAATATTTCTTGGATATCAGGATCAGAATTGACGTTCCACCTACCAACACTATAAGCCAAGGCCGTTTGCGTTCGGACTAGATTTTCTAATAAATAAGGATTGTTAGGTGTTACACCACCTGCGTCAAAGGCTTCCCGTAACTTCTTCATTGATTCACTAACATGTTCTCCAGCTTGTACCGATTCTAACATTGCTTGTTTGCTTCTAACTTCCAGCTGTGAGGACAAACCACGAGTCACATCTAGTGCCGTATCTCCATATAACTGTTTAAGCTCAGCATATTCTTCTGGTGTGATATCCATCCTTTGTCTCATAAATTGCACAGCACCCGCATAAGAATCAGTTGCCAACCCCTTTTGTTTGGCCCTTAGTTTAGGAGACACATTCACCAACGCTCTATATCTTCCGGTTAAATGAGCAGTAACCATGGCCGTCATCAAAAGCTTCCGAAAACTCTCAATTCCAGGTTTAATCACTTCTAAAGGTTCTCTACCATATCTTACAGCACGCAGACCCTCTACGGTTATTTGGTTAGCAATTATTCTGGCCCTTCTCTGGCCAATACCTTCCAAATACTTCATCTCTCGATATATAACACGAGATTTCTTTCTACTCTGTTTTGTTGCGACCAATGGCATCTATTAGAATCTCCAATAACTCAACTTGCTTTTCCGACGCTACTTTAATTTTATATATCCTATGCTCAATTAAGAGCAATGCCAAACATATAAAAGGTAAAACTAAAATTAATATAAAGGACATAACTTATTTCCTTTCAAACGGAAGGCAACGGAGTTGCTCTTCCTTGCCCTCAAAATATCTAACCCTTATACTCACCCCTTCCCTATCGAAGCATAAACCTCTTTAATTTTCTTTAGTTGGTCCCCTTGGGGTATTTCTCCATCATCCTGTTTTTGGGGAATAACTCCCTCTGTATTAATCTGCTCTTGTCCTTTTGGTAACCCAACTTGATCCAGCATCGCATCAACGTCAAGCCATGTTTGAAAGAGATCAACATTGCTTGGAGCGGCTAACACTTTTTCCACTATGCTTCTGAAAAACGCGGCCAACGCAGGATCAAGACCGGCACGTTCCAGCCACACCTTATTTTCACTATCCGGACCAAAATTGTACACAAGAAGAGGATTAACTATATACCAGTTGACACATCTAATAATATCTTGAAAAACCAGATCCGCCATAGTTAAAGTAAGATCCCCATGTTCTCCTGCTTCCGCTTTTGTTCCAAATTGGCCTTCAATAGCTGCCCTTTCCGGTACGATCCACCCTCTAAGAATCAAGCTTTCATAATGCCGTAACGTATTAACAAATCCTGTTGCATGCTGCCCCTTTGTTTCCAAAAAGGAAATATGCCAAGCAGCGAAAGCTTCGGGATCAACTCCTTGCCTAGCAAGATCCCTAGCCCAAGCTACTATTTCTTGTGGCATCGCTACACCTTTACCTGTTCCCAAAGAACTGAGAATGGCTTTGGCAATTTCGTAATTTGAAGTTTCCGTTCCTGTTGCATCCATACTTTTACCAATTGGGTATTTAATAAGCGGAATTACACCAGCTATCTTACCTGCATATTGCTTTTGTTTTTTAGCAATATCAACCCAAGGCATCCAGGCATGTTCCCTAATATTTTCGTGTCTGCTCCTACCATAATAATTGCCAGCTTCTCCATCATAAATATAATGAAAACATTTATTGGGCAACAGATGTATTTCATTTTGTCTCAGACCGGCAAAATTACCATATTTCTTATCAAGAACCACTTTTATTTGATCGGGTACAAGAGGTTTTAGCTTCCGTAACACATATCTAGGGGATCCATCCACCATCCTTACATCCCAAACCTTCTCAAATGATTGAAAACCATAATCTAGGGAATATAAAATATTTTCAATAAGCAAAGGCCATAACTCATCTATCTGCTTTTGAATAAACCCAATCATATCTTCACTAACATCATCCTCAGATTTGATAGAATAGTTGGAAGTCTTAATCGGAGCAGTAGCAACCACACGAGCTAACGCTACAGTAGGATTGGTCCTCATCTTTCTATAGGTATCGAACGTTCCTGAGGAAACGCCAAAAACATCAATGAAGGAAGCATACACACCCGCTGCCTGCTTTTTCGTGGCCTCTCCTAGAACAGGACTTTTTTGTTCACGTTCCGATATTTCTGTAACCATTATGCCACTCCTGCTTCAACAGAAAATTGTCCTCTTGGTGTTACACGACGTACCACCCGAACCGGTTTCATATATTCTATACGATAATCATCAGCATCTGAAGCATGACTGAGCTTTTTATCTCTTTTGTCAATTTGTCCTGCCCCATCCCGTTTGAGATATTGCCGATCATCGATAAGCCGATCACATCGAGGATGGCACTGCCAATGCACCTTTTTATCCGCATCCAACAAGGCCAACTCTACCGCATTAATCCGATCCACGACCATTGGGTTGCTCTTAGGGATTCTAAGTTGATAAGGATATTCTCTTTTTAGAAGAGCATCTTGAAGAATAGAAATATTACTTTCACCAGTTCCAGACCATTCAGAATTACCAGAAGCATCGCCATACACATAAAGCATCGGCCACTGCCAACCACCCAGATCCTCAACTAATTTATAAAATAATACCATTCCTTCCTTAACACTTAATCGAGAAGCATAAATTTCATAAACAGTAGTGAACATCCAATTTTTATCATGTTCGTTATGGATTTGCCCAATTTCAAAATGCATGCCTGGAGCAATATTAAAATCGACCGAAAGATGAAGAGGAAGCCCCTTCTTTAATTTTAATTTGCTATTAATGTGTAATCGCCTATTAAATGATGGATAAACTCGACCACCCCGCAAAGTAGCTGCACTGCCTTCTAAATATTGGTCAATTAGCTGCTTATTAAGATTCCTCTTCATCTCATTATAGAAATCTGCTGCTAAAGGATTGTCTTTGGTTGATGCTCTATACAAAGCAGCTTCCCCAGAATGCATTTCTTTAAATATTTTAGTATTATCCCCTTCATTAGTATAAGTAAACATTCTTTGAACAAAGTTAGCTCTAGGATGTCTTACCCTACCCAAAAATTGAGTATAAGCATCATTCCGTGGATCCATATCATCTTCCTTCCACCTTGCCGGTTCATCACCCCAACCAGCCCCCGCTTGCCAACCGGTAATAGTTCCAGGTCTTTCAGCAGTCCTAACTAATATCACAGAAGGGTTATCCGCTGTTCCCAGATCAGGTAAAATTAATGCTGGTCCTGCATACCTACCACTAGAGATTGATCCTGCCGACTTCCACCTCGTCGATAATCCCGCTTCTTTGGCAGAGTCAATAAGTTCCGGTACTTGAAAATCCATAGCATTGGAATAAGTTGGAGAAATGGCAGAAGAGATTACAAAAGTTGGTTGTCCAGTAATCAGATCAAAAGCATTGTAGGTATGAAGGGTAATTAGTTTTCGAGCACCAATGAAAGTTTTGCCCGACATCCACCCACCCTCAAGTCCAATAATTTGATGTTCCCAATCTTCAGCAAATTGCTGTTGACCCCCAGGCCATGGTTGAATCGTCCCTACCATATCAGTCCTTATTTGTTTCACCTAACCCCCCTAACGGTAGTCTGATAAGTTTTACCTCATCCCCATGTAGCACACCTAATTCATTCAATCGATAAGCCGTTTGAAGTTGACTAAGATGGAGTTTGTTAATATCTTTAAACAACCGAATTGCCTCCATTTTATTTGGCAAAGAAGCTTTTTTTGACCTCATAATCTTCAGCAACTGTCTTGGAACCTCTACCCACAATGCATCTTGAAGTTCATAATGCCTAAGAGCAAGAGCAGGAGAGACCATATCTTCAAGTTTATGTCTGTCTGTGTCATTTCCCATTCCATAATCCAAATACTGTACTTATTATCCTTCTATATTAATGCAAAAAACATGAAAAAACATGAAATGTTATAATTGGCGGAATTAAAATTTATCTAGGAAATGAACATCCTATCATCAAACACAATATAAATCATAACTTTAGTTATTGCATCATAAGCCCTAACTTTTATTAGCATAACAAGAGCTTCCTAAAATAAATTGAGCAGGATCACAAGCAAGTATAATATCTATAGTCTTAATCTTTATTCCTTTACACATTTCATTTGGATTATGAACAATTTTTCCATTCCACCAGATCACAGCATGATTAACTCCATATTCATTCGGACCACTAGCAATGACAAAACAATCTTTTAAATATTCTTTAATAGTGATATCATCTGCAAGGTTATAATTTATGACAATCAATGCTAATCCAAATTGTCTTAACCATTTATTTGTTTCAATAACCCAAGTTTCTTCTGGTTCAGGGTATAAATTACAGAAATCTGGAACTGGTTTCATTTTTTATCTCCTTCATGAACTTTCTGAAACTTACAACCTTTTGGAGCATAAAAGAACACACAAGGACATTCACTCAAATCTTCATCTGCTAAAAGCTCTGATGAGCATGCTTGTTTGAAGACAATGACAACATCAGGATTCGAACAAAAATAACAAATAGTCATATCACCTAAAGCATCAGGATATACATACTCGCAATCAAAAATTTCTTCTTTGTTTTGCTGATCTTTATTCTGTTGAGTTATTCTTGCTTTCAAATCTATAATTTTTTTCTTTAAATCATGTAGATCTTTGTGCAACTCTTTACATATTGAATAGAAAAGATCTCTCAATGCTTCTCTGAACTCATCGCCTGCTTCTGAAAATGTTTGGTGTTTTTTCTTCACAATTTATTCCTAAGTAAGCATAATCATAAGCATTTTATCTACATCCTCTCTCAGTTATTCCTTAAATGCTCCCAACCCGAATAATAAATAATATTACCTATAAGTTTTTGAACCATGCAATTAGGGTCTTGTTCTGATACTATACTCTTAAGATGATTTGCAAAGACCCAAATCAAATAATTCTTGTCTAATACGTCATCCAGACTGGTATATAATTTACAAGTATTTTGATCGATCGCATAGTCCGATGCACCTAATAAATAATAGTCTCGAAAGATACTTATATCTTCAAGATTCACAATACCATCTTCATTCAAGTCTCCTTTTAGTCGTGGTGATGGATAGACTAGACTTATATAAATAAGCCCAATAAATAAAACTGCTATTACTATTATAACATCACCCCGTTTACTCATTTTAGTCTCCTTACCAGTCTTCTGGAAATTTTATTGTTTGAACAAGTGTCTGGCTAGTCATATCAAGTCCTTGTGCTTGGTTGATTTGTTTCAAAACACAAATATGCCGTTCCAATTTATCTACTGTCGCGACAAGCTCAGTAAGAAGAGCAATCTGTGAAGGGAATCCAACCATCACCTTTTCTATCATCGTCTTCTGTTCTATTTTCGACATATCATTTCAATCCCCATATAATGATTTCAACTTTGGAACACCCCTAATCTTCTTTGTATTGTTACGACATTTCTTAAGCCAAATCAAATGAATCCAGCGTCTTTGTTTATCACTAATTCTAGCTTGTCCACCATATGAAGTTATTTTATCGATCATTTGACCAATAAATCTCATTTCAGTTTCATCAAGATCACAATTAGAACTATCTATTTCTTCTATTTGCTCTATCCAAGCCAACATATTATCCCTTTCCTCTTCACCCAGAATCTCAAGATATAACTGAACGATCTTCATCAAGATGACTCAAATACTCAGATTGCGAAAATTGCTCCTTCTCATAATGTTGAACAAGCTTTGTTGCATTAAGAATTATATTCCTCACTCCAAGCTTTAAATGTCCGTCCGACCATGGATTTATTGTTTCATCCCCAATATACACAATATGAAAAGGCATCCCATCCATCTGAACCTTCACATCCGCAGGAAAGTTATACTCATCAAGCCATAATAATATACGATCACGGAGAAGTGTCCTCTCAGAAGATTTCACAAAACTAAACCTAGATGTCGTCACCTTCACGATTGCAATCCTACACAATTCCTTCATCATCTCTCTCGCTCCGGTAATAGGAAGCCCAATCACAAATGGATCATAATCATCAATCCCAGGCCATCTAAATTCCGCTATAGTGCTATCAAGATCAACTAAAATAAGCGGTTGGATCCCCTTTGCCCTAAGATATGCTTCCTGTTCCATTCCTAAATTCCTTTCTAAAAAGAATCCAGCAAAAGCGATCGTGGGTCAACCTTTGCCGGATTCCGGAGGGAGAGAAACCTTTTTAATTTTATAACCACAATGACCTGAAATAATAGAACCCTTTTTGACCATATTACACAATAAATCATAATACTGCCTACTGGAAATTTCTGAGGTAATATTAAGTCTATTATCCATCCATTGGGCGGTTACCCATTCAGTGTCAATCTCAGACTGAGCTTGCAAATAGTTTATAATCTTTTTTTCCATCATTATATAATTTACCTTCTATTATCATAACGTCCAATATCCAAATTCCCTTTCATAACGAGGTTCGAACATTCAAAAAATTTTACGCTACCGACTTAACTACCTGATCAATCAAAGGCTGAACAATCTTACCACGAGCTATTGACAGTTGATGACTCTGCAAGTATGTCAGATGACTCAATGCTGCCCATGCCGAATCACTACCCAAAGCCAAATGTTCTCTAAATCCTTCTTGATAATTTTTTGGTAGTTGCTTTTGAAGTTGCTCAATTTGTTTGGTTCCCAACTTCTTCTTAGTTAATGATCGAAAAGTTTGCTCAGTCTCCTTATAGCGACATTCGAAAGTGCCAAGCAATTCCACTAAATGCTCCATTTGGTGAACTGTATGGATGTGATGAACCGCAAAGCTCGAACCTTTCCCAACATCAATCATCAATCCATTACTACAAACCAATCGAAACCAACCAACCATTACACTAACCCCAGCTACCGCCACATAGCTGTTAACTATTCGAACCATCGGTGTGATCACTTCTCTTGCATCATCTCCATGCCGAGTAAACTCAGTACCGACATCAAAAGCCTTCCCCTTACCAAGCTTGATCGCACCCTCCTCCAAAGCAATATCAATTCTGGTATAAGTTCCAAATCGATCTTGCTTAACCTTCTCAGTTGTAATTTCTTGACCAATCCGGTCCATAATGGTATCAACAATCAACCCTGTCGATATTGGAGTATAACGATCCGAAACCGGTCGAACTGGTTCCCACACTTCCTGGTCATTTTGACCATACACCATAGCAAACTCAGTCGGATTGCCTTCCGGTGTCAAGATCCGTATAGCCTGTGCTTTACCATATCTATCATCTACTTCCCATACTAAATTTTCCTGCTTCTTCTTCATTTCTTTTTCCCTTTCATATTATTTTGCATTCATCAATGCCCAGACTAACATAAAAAATCCCACAACACCAAAAAATGCCATTATTATCCATTCCTCCATTACTCATTTGTTCCTTCCTTAAATTAAATAAACCATTTAATACAAAACCAAAAAATCTCTTGCCACCAATTAAGATTATGTCCGTCCCAATCTTCCATTTCGTTTTTTCGATGTCTCATTTTACTCCTTCTTTAATTTCTCTACAAATTGTCGTTCCTTTTCATCAACCTCAGCAAGCCCAGCGTCTATTAATGCTTCTTCATTTCCACAAGTGTTGCAAATATGCGTCTTATTATCCCTTCTGCTTAAAGCAGGATATCTCAGTTCCATATCATACTTTTGCACCTTACATCTCGGACATAAAGTTTCTTGTTTAGTAAGTTTCATAATCGTACTCCTTTCATATTTATACATAGTTTTGGAACTATTTTGACTTATTTAGTAACAATAACCTTTCTGCTCTACACTCTTCATACTAGAACACATTTCTTATGGCTTGAACGCTATCTTCCCATTGGATACCATGATTGGGGCAATATAGGACTGTTTCACCTGCGTATCCAGAACCCGAACGTAGCTCTCCTTTGCACTTCCTACAGATGTCCGGTTGTTCTTCGTTCTCTACACCCAAACGTTTGATCTCAAGAAGTACTTCAGCTTCCGCAGTATCACCATAGAGTTTAGCGTCTGTAATATCTTGATCTAGGTTTGTAAATTCTTGACTCATATCTTTACCTTTCCTTTCTAATCTTCTTGTTGAAAGTTCTTTCAACATAACTTCATTCCTTACAGGTTCTGTAGTTACGAAACTTTCACCAATTTTTAATTCCTTTAATTCCATTTTCTTATTCCTTTCAAAATATTTCTCTAACTTTCGCTATCACTCGTGATACAGTTGCTGGTGAAACATAACATTTTTCAGCTATGTCAGATTGCAAAATCTTCACATCCTTTACATTCATTCTTAACTTGCCTTCATCTCTCTCTTTCCTAGCCTCTTCCAAACGTTCCCAAGCTATCCGTTGAGTATCATATGATGGGACCACAAGCTCCATAACAATCTTCACCTCTTTAGGGTTAAGATGTTTCGAAAGAAATTCAATCAACTCCTCAACTTCCATATTAATTGAGATCTGCGACTTCCTAGATTTAGCAACCTGACAAATATCACATGCTTCTCTTTTGCGCCTTCGGTTTTCCATCCGAACGATATCAATAGACCTACTAATTATAAAACTCTTCACCCGCCTTTGAGATGTCCTGGACGAATCATCAGATAGCTTCCCAGCCTGCATTGCAATAAAAACCATCATCAATACTTGCTGATAAACATCCTCGACATCCCAGACACCAACATGGTATCTTTCGGCACATCTCCAAATAAGACCCCCATATATCTCATTAATCCCCAACAGGTCCATTTCATTCGCCCCCTTCCAATTCATCTATTTCGTCTATGAACTCCTGCGAATAAGCTGCCTTAATATGACATTGAAGCTCCACCTCTATTATGTCTGCAGGTAAATCGAAACCCTCAACAATAATTCTTTCCCATCCATTCATAGTAAGATCTTCTTCCCTAAGCGTAATTCTTGCATCTTCATTCATGATCTTGCTCCTTCCAGTATCTAATAATTTCTATTCACAGTATTCAATTTCCGTATCAACACCACAACGCCGACAAAAAGCACCATCGCAATCCTCGCTCGTCATCCACGCATGCCCTAATAACCTACAAACCAAGCTAGAAAGATAAAACACCCAAACGAACCCAACAAATCGTCTTGGAAGGTTATACCATCGAGAAGTACCATAGATGCGTCCCTCTTTATCTTCATCAACCCAACCGGTCCCATACCAATACCATTCTTTTTTCAATCGTTCGATAACCTTTTTCATTTTTAGCTCCTTTATAACTAGAATTAGTCTCTTTTCTCATCTTCTAAGATGTTCGAACCTCGTCCCAACTGCCCAGTAAGCTACCCTTACATGAGCTTTCTGGCTTTCCTTGTCACCAGCATCCGATTCGATTGTCAATGATCTCTACCTTTCTAGTAGCAAAGCTCATGCCGGAAAAGCTTTCCTTCTGTTGTATGTCTCAACATTTAAGACTACCACTAGTTGTATATTTCTCTCCAATCAAATTTTCTCAACTGCCAAACTGACAGGTCAAATGAGCTTATTAACTGCCAAGACGATAGGTTAGAAACTATTATGTTTCTTCAACGCAATATAGGATTGTATACCCTAACACCTAAAAACCACTACCAGTTGTATATTTCTTTTGGCACGCTTTTTGCATTATGTTAATTTAGGTAATTTAGTGTTATAGACGCAACATTATGTTGTGTTAACACAACATATCTCAACCCATTTCCTTTCAAAAGGAAGACAACGGAGTTGCGTTCCCTTATCTTTAAGGACCTTTAATGGTACTAGAGTACCCCTCACACCCTCACTATCTGCGATCGTCGGTACTGAACCGTCTCTAACTGCTCCACAATATTAGCCATTTTTGCCCAGCCCAACTCCGCAGGGTCTTTATTTCCGGCCATAAAAACAGGAAAGGTTTTTACCCCCCCGCGAGCTAGCTTATTCGCAGAGAACAACATTCCCTTTTCAGCATCTGGATCGCACAACAAAAACACTCTTTGGATATGATCATCTCTTAATTGATTAATTTGTTGTTGTGTAATAGAACTACCCATTATAGCGTATGAATGAGGAGTTACGAAATGATCAAAAACACCTTCAACTAGCACCACATAGTCATGCCATTGATGAATATGTCTTCCAAATAGGGGTTTGCTAGAATTTACCATTTCAATTGTCTTGACTCCATCATCTATATCATCTAATTGTCTACCAGTATAAAAGATTATTTTATTTATCTTATTCCAATAAGGAAAATACACGCGATTTTCAAAACGTACTACCGACACATGATAATCAGCAATTTGCCCACGAGTCATCCCTCTATTTATACAATATTTATAAGCTTTAACAGCCAATGAACTATACCCCAAATCATTAGGTTTCAACTCCAACGCCTCAAATATAGGAACCAATAACACCTTAGAATCATCCACTAACTCAGGATAAGATAGGGAAAGAGGAGTCTTCGAATTGGTAGTGGAAACCAAATGCCTTTTAAGTTTTATCCATGACTCCAAATCCCCATGAATCTCACTCTTTAAACTTCCACCTGCCTTACACTTAAAACAATGATATAAAACTTTTTCTATATTAATATAAAAATGCCCACTATCTGTCTTACAAAAAGGGCAGGAAACTATTAATTGATTAGTGTCATTGGAGAATATATATTCACCAGAAAATACTATTGATATTATATGATCTAAAACTTCTTTTTTATTTATTCCAGTTCCCATATTCTTTGCCTTCCAAAATCAATCCCCAGCAAAATCCTCTCATGTCTAATAGCATCACGCATTTTCGCTGTATAAAGAGTAATACGCTCAAGTTGCTCATCCTCTAATGTTTGACCAAACCCCAACACTATATCAGCAGATTCTATTTTCCCATACGCCTCTGACACATCCTCTACCGACACAATCTCCTTACCCGTTCTAGTTTTATTCACCTGAGAAGCAGTCCAGTGAACAACTTTAAGTAATCCCGCTGCTGCCTTACAAGATTCAAAAATTTCCCGATATTCATGTCTAGGTTCCGATCGTCTATTTGGTGGACAAAACCGATCGGCATAATCGGTAATTATCACATCTACCTTTCGTCCCTGCGTCTCCTCTAATGATCGTACAAACGAAATCACATCAGATATTTTCGTAACCCTTGTAGTTACCTGCTTAATTTCACATCGACCAGAGGTTCTGGACAACACCCTATCACGTATTTGACGTGCCTCCTGAGGATTATCGACCATTTCTGAAATCGTCCTATTAGAAATACACTGCATCAATCGACGCTTGATTTTGGCTTCACCGTCCTCAAAGGTAAAATACACAACAAACAAACCTTGACAAACCGCACTAACCGCAATATTTATTAAAACTGTAGTCTTGCCTCCACTTACCACAGTTAGAATAATACCTAAATCACCCACCTCAATTCCCCCATTCAGCTTATAATCAAGTTTTTGCCATGGAGTTCTAATTATCCTATTCCTAAGCTCCTGCTGATCCACATCTAGTTTAGTGTGGTTCATTAAAAGATCATCCCCAATACGAGATGATTTATCAATCTCATTTGCTAACAGTCTTGGATCCGACCCATTATTAGGAGTAAATGAAAAACTTTGAAGCACCCGATCGATCGCTGTCCATTTTACCCAGGTTAAGATTTTGTCTCGTATATAATCCAAATCCCCACATTCTGGAAGATCCCTAAGAGTTGTAATCAATCCCCCCTTATCCCGATAGTTAGTGTCTTTGATCACGTCAACTAAGGTATCATAAGATGGTTTCTCGTGATATTTATCAAAGTAGGTTAATATTTGCTCAACCAGAAAGCAATTATTCTCACTTGAGAACATCACCCCTGATAGAATTGAACGATATTTATTGAGAAAATTGGAATCCTGAAATATAGCAGATATCACTTTTTCTTCAAATTCAGGATTGATGGTATAAGATGTTCTGATATCCATTATTCCTCAAAAAAGAGGACCTAACAGCGTAACGAAATCCAATCCTTTAGACATTCTCCACAGAACTATTAGGTCCCCAAGCAAGCCTACTCACGAAGAAGTAGAAGAAACAAGTAAATATTATAAACCCGTACTTCCAAAACCAGATGAACCCCTCTCCGTATCTGGCAACTGTGTTACCCTCACAATATCAAAATCAGGAACTGGCAGAATTAATAATTGACTAATCCTTTCCCATGGTTTGATTAGCACCGGTTCTGCTCTTTCATTTAAAGCGGGATTCCAAACCAACGTATAGAGAGAACCCGTATAACCACTATCTATCACTCCTGTTATTACCATCAAGCCTCGACGAACAAAAGTTGATGATCTAGCTCGAATAATACCACAATACCCATCAGGAATCTTAATCCTCATTCCCGCCGATATATCTTTACTCATCCTCGGACCAACAATTACTGTAAGTCCTGACGCATTGCAGAGGTCATAAGCACAATCCCCCTGCTTTGCCCGTTCCAAAGCTGCTCTTATCGCAACCACTTCATTATCATACATAACTTGTAACATTTAACAGTATATCTCCTCAAACGTTCTTTGACTGGTAGAATCGCTTTTTACTATACGCATATATTCTATAATTAATTCAGATAATTGCCTTGCGTCCACTTCCATCTTTTTCCGATAAAAACTAGAATTAAAATTAATTGTTTCCCTATTTTGTAATCGCTTCCACTGCTCTGGCTCATCTGTGTATAAAAATCTCATATCTAGACTTTTTACATTATATATTTGCATAGTATCGAGAAGGTATTTTAATTGAAGCAAACTCCGAGGAAATCCATCTAAAACCATATCTTTATCATGGCGAAGCCCAATCTGTATTAAATAATATACAAGCGAACGTGCTAACGATTCAGTAGCTTCAGAAGTAGCTGGATTATTCTGATCAACAAAAAATACTTCCCCGAATATTCCCCGAAAGATCTTCCCCATTCGTACCAACATAGGAGGATTATCCTTAGGATAGGATCCTATTAATTTTTCACAATAAGTAGTTTTACCAACCCCAGTCGTTCCAATCACACTGATGATTTTCATAATATAATCTCCACCTCATCATTTTTAGCACCATATCCGACAAGCTTCAACTCACACCTACTTCCAGAACTATAAGTATTCATATAGTGTTGTAATTTACGAATAAAAGAACTCCGTTTTTCCTCTTCTATATAATTTATAAAATTGAGAAAAGCAAAGTCAGGATTTACAAGCTTTAAAAATCTACCCAACTGAACGTAACTAAATGTAAAAACTCTTCTTACCCGCTTGGTTACGGTAGTATACTCTATAACATCTTGACCAATTTGTTCACTAATTTTTTCCCAAGAAGTCTCCTCTTGATCACTATAATGAGGACCACTCCACCCATCCTCAACATTTCCCACTCGTATAGGATAAGTCCGCAAAGACGCAATAATACTACCTAAATCACTAAGAGGAAACCCAGCATTATCCATACCTCGACCTGCCAAACAATCACGAGAGGTAACATATGGCCACGCATGCCCATAATTAAGACTAAGATCGAAACCCTGTGCCATCTCTAATAATGCAGTATGATCACCACCCGACAAAGAAAATGGTTCCCGTAGTAAATAAGACTCCAGAAAAGGTACATCACTAGCAATCGCATATTTCCCCTCTTCAGGATATTTCCTCTCCATCTTCCGTACAGTAGCAGCCATCCCACCAGTCATAGTAGAAGCAATCGAGAACAATTGTTGCTTTTCTAAATCAACATCATCTTTACTTAACACACCTGCCATTGGATGTATAAAAAGAAGCCAACCTTCACCACATTTCTGGCCCCGATACTCCTCGGCTTGCTTGATTTCTTCCTTTAACCTATCCACATCAATCACAGCATATGGTCCAATAATAATATTTTTAACACTCCGAATCAACGATCCCGTTGGTAACATTTTGGTAATAAACTTACTACCATCATCATCTACATATGTATGACCAGAATTTGGCATGAAATCACCGACAGCAACATCAATCTCTGGATATCGATTATAAAGATATCCTGCCAGTTTGCCTTTACCAGTGCTGCCCCATTGACCGTCGACAATAATATTCGCTTTGCCCTGTTTAATCATCCTATTCTCCATATATTAATTTATCTAAGAAATCCTTATCACTAATATCTTCCTCTTTTTGTGATGACTTGTCCTCTTCCTTTCTCTCCTCCTTCTCCTTTTTATTATGACGTAGTTCCCTCGCCTCCTGTAACGATTCTACCTTAGTTTTTCGTGATGGTTCATCGTCCGCTGAATCCTGAACCTCTTCCAATTCCTGCTCATCCCACAACTCAGACAAATCGACACCTACATTCCGAGCCTGAATCTCTAGTGTTTGGTCCACCACTTCTGTTAGAGGATCAACTACCTGTTCCAGAAGTCCCTTATTCACTGGATAGGGTTTACGTGAGATTGTTGTCGTATATTCAGTATCCAAGCCATCTCCAGTCCGCTCGATTTCGAAGCAATGTCCTGTTTTCGGTTCGAGAACGTCTTCCCATTCCTCTGACAAGACATAGTTACAGATCTCTTCCCATACGGTCGTCGGCAAACTCCAGACACGAATAGATTTGGCATCCTGATCAACAGCAATGGCATTAACATAATATTTCGATCGTGCCATATAAACTCGTTCGCGTCCTTTAGTTTCAGCCAATTCGTTAATACGGCAAAAGACACAAGGTTTGTCTAGGGTACTGGCTCGACATACACCGATGCTCTTTATACCACCATCCGCTTTCCGATGATCAACTACCAATCTTGAAAATTTTTGGTTTCCTTCAGAATCCTCAAACTCAAGCACACGTAGTCTGGTAATACCCTTTTTTATATATCTCACTCTTCCCATTCTTTGTGAAGCTTTCTCCATTTCTTCCCGCAATAAATCACGATTTACAGCCATTTTTATATCCTTTCATGTAGATTTCCTAATACTAATTTCAGAGTTCATTTCCGCACGCATAGTAGCTGAAATGTTAACAAGCATATCCCTACGATGTTCAAATGCCCGACAAATTCTATCAAGTCCGTCCGCCTGAGATTCTATTCTTTCCTGTTCTCTTTTGATCTTAAGCCATTGTTTATCTCGATGAATCCAAGTAAAGTGCATCCTCTCCGTAATCCGATCATCTCGTTCCTCTTGTAATTCACAATAAACTCTCGATTCAATCCCCCCCAAATCTATTTTCAATCCCCTAGCCTGTCTAGATAATGTGTTGTAAAGATTGGCATAATAGAAATACATACCTGGTTGCTGACTCATATTCTGATTTATAGTCTCCCGACTAAATTGAAGATCCTGTTCTGCTTTTCTTAATATTTCTAAATAAACCTTATTCGTCATTTCTTCCTCTTTTTCAATATATCCCCAACTAAACTTATAAGGTCTGTAACGTCCTTCATCACTTCACTCTTGGTTTGTCGAAGTACCTCATCAAAATTTTGACCCTTCCCCACCACTCTGCCCCGACCCACATCAACCCGAAAGGACTCATAATTACCAATATTAATAGTTTTGCCAAGAGCTACAAAAACACGATTTGCCGATTGACCATTAAAAGCCAATCCTGCATCTTCCATTTCCAAACTTTCACTATCTTCCTTTGTTTTTTTCGCCATTATTCACTTCCTTTCTAATATCATAACGTCTGGGGTTTAAATTCGCTTTCACTAACCATCTCATATAAATTCCTACCGATATGAACATCTACTTCCAAATGTGTGGGTTTGTTCTTCCAATACCACATCTGATTATGGATAAGCATTGAGTCTTTTAATACAGCAATGGCTAATTTTAAATTATCGACATCCACATCCATTATAATACTATCATGAACCGTTCCAATTATCACCGCTCTCAACTGTCTCTGTCTTAATTTTACTATACACCGACACAACGCAAGCAAACAAAATCGATTGCCAGTAGATTGTACTGAGTAATTACCGGCTTGTCGCAAAGCTCGTTCACTTTCCCAATGATCCGAACTCCTGGCATTTGGAAGATGCCTTCTAGCACCAAACAGATCCTCAACATAGCCTTTATGAATTGCTTCCCTATGAAAACCTTGACGAAACCGAGCAATACCTGGAAACCTACTATTATAACCATCTATCAGCTTTTTTGCCTCCTTCAAACTAACATCAATAGCCTGTGACAGTCCGTATTCTGTCTGGCCATACATTTGCCCTAAATTTAGCGTCTTACCGCGTCTTCGCTGCTCCTTAGTTACATCATCATAATCCACCTTATATATCACAGATGCAACCCATCGATGTAAATCTAATTTTTCATTAATAGCCTTACACATTGATTGATCACCCGACCATCCTGCCAGAATTATCGGTTCAAGTTGTGAATAATCAGCACTCACTAAATACCCATCATCATATCTGCTATCAAACGCCCTACGAACAATCGAATGAACAGGTATATTTTGTAAGTTTGGATTGGAAGATGAAAGCCTACCAGTTACAACTATTGCCTGGTTATACTGCGTATGGACACAATGATGAGGTCCCAAACTTTCATCCCATTTATTAAGAAACCCATTTAACATAGCACTATAGGAACGAACTTGGTTCATATCCCCAATAGCTGGATATTTATCAATATATGGGGCCAAATGATCCTTATCCAACGATCGCATACCTTTCGAATCTGGTTGTATAGGTAATTTCAATTCATCAAAACAAAGCCTCTCCATCTGCTTTCGGCTTTTTGGATTAAATAAATCTCCATCTTTAAATGTTTTAATGTTTTCCACCGCCCATTTTCGAACCCGAAGCACTTCTGGACGAGATTGAAATCTATCTTCCATTTCCACTATTTTCGAGTTTATTTCCACCCGCAATCGCGTCACCTCTTCAGGATCGATATGCATGCCAATCAATTCTACTTGTGCTAGAAAATAAGCAAAACTTTCCTGCATTGCAACAATATTCCCTTGCCCTTCCCTCTCTATTACCTCTGTAAGTTTTTTTTCCGATTCATAAGTAGCTAATGCGTCGAGACCACAATAAGTTAATAATTCTCCCAACTCCACTGACTCCACACTTTTTGGTACATCCTGATAATGTGTTTTATAATAAGCCCATGGCAACCCCGCCCATCCAGCAATAGCCCCCAAATTGCACCCTGCCGTTTCATCAATACAATGCATTCTCAACATCGTGTCTCGTAGTAATGCAGAACCACCAAACCGCAAAAAATTACACTTATGCTCGTATTTGGCGTTTTGTGCTATACCCCATCCATTTCTTATAATTTGGTTCCAAAGACGTACTATATCACGTTGTTGATCACCCTGCCATACCATTTCCCGATGATCTAAAGGAAAACACACCGCCCCATCAACTGTTGCAACTCCTATACACACTATTTGTAGACTCCGATTTAGTTCTGGTCTCTTCGCATCTACATCACCAATAACTTCATAATCATAAGCAAATTTCTCAGATGAATAAAGTAACTGTTGTAGATAATTTTTAATCTCAAGATATTTAATTAAATGGCGAACTTTCGGAAGAGATGGTATTCCCTTTTTTAATATCGACTCCACTAGTTCCCAACACCCAAACCATTTATCTTGAATGGCACGATAATCCTTGTTGCCCTCTGATCGTAATAAATATGATGGATGATAGGAATAAATAACTGGAATGGTTTGCCCATTAATATTCACACTCTCCATTTGTCCAACCTTAGTGGATATCGCTGTTTTTTGCTGCAAAACCGATTGAGCAGCATAGGCCCCAAGAGCGATTATAACTTTTGGTTTATATTTTGTAACCAAATCCACCCAACATTGACGGCATTTATTTATATGAGCTTTAGTAGGTTTGTCAAACTGATGAAGACATCGCACAGCATTATCAATTATATATTTATTCGTAATCCCAGACAGCACAGACCTGAGTATCTTACCCGATGGCCCGACAAATGGTCTATTCGCCTTCAATTCTTCATATCCTGGCTGTTCCCCCAACACCAAAATATCATTACCAGTAATCTCAGCCTTTATAAAGCCTTTACCATCACCACGCCTACTACACTTATTACAAAACTCAATATTCATTTCAAATCAAATTCCTGTTTTATAAAATCAAAGGTGCTTTCCGCTGTTGGTAATACAGAATGCTCCAACCCAACATAATTAATAGGACACTGATTTTTTAATTCTGCAATCGAATGCACTATCGGTATCTTCATTATCTTTCGTGCAAATTCTTCCTCACCATTTGCTCCCCTAGACGACCCATCTATCCGCCACAACACATCACAAACCAACAACCATTCTATATCCAATTTTATCCAATATTCATATGATCTTGGAAAGACATTATCCCAATAAAAATATAAATGTGGCACAAATGGAGTATAACCATATTTTCTAATTTGCTGTGCAATCTTTAAAGCATGTGTTATTCTATCAATCGGCTTGATCTCCGGTTCGTCATCATTTAAATTTAAAGATATCGGGCCAGCAATATAAACTCTGCATATATTGCTTGATGTTGATGTTTGCTCCATTCTATCCTTTCGCCTATAATAATACTCCTTCTGCTGCATCCTCTCTTTTTTAGGATTTGCTTTATATCTCTCTCTCCTTTTACGTTTTTTCTCCTCTTTATTTCTCAAATAATATAAACGTAGCCTCTCCTTAACACTGCCCTCTGCTAAGGTCCCCTTTGCAATCCTATTAGATTCCGCCCGAATAGCATTAAGAGCCAGACGATAAAGAAAAGCCTTAATTGTTTCCGGCCTACTAAGATCGACTTCTTCTAAGTGTTTCCAAATGCGGATATGTGCTGCTTGCACTACATCATCTATATTCATATCTGGAACTATTGATTTGGCAATTTTATATAGAGAAGGATCGAGTTTTTCAAACAACCCATCAAATCGTTCTTCCAAAGCGTCTTTAACTAAATTCCGCCATTCTGCAATTTCTTCTGAAGCCAATTCATAAACTCCTTCCCTTTATCAGATGAAGTATTCCCACCCAACCAATGCCAAACCCTCCTATTCTCTATTATTTTTATATAGGCACTGAGTTGTCGCCATGTTACATAATCCGCATGCTGTATGATAGTAGCAGTATTTGAAAGTGCTATCCATATCCCCGCTTCATTCTTGAGAAAAACCATTAATACTGAAGATTGTGTTTCTAAAAACTCACTTATAATATAAGCTATCGCTTTCTGAAACAACCCATTTTCATGTATCATAGACCGTAAATTAAAAGACTTACGATTCTTACACTCTATCACAACAAATGGATATTTAGAGCAATAAACATCACCCTTAATATCCGTTCGTCCGCTGTTCCGTGTTGTTTGCCAATTATCACCAGTCCCCAACCGAAGCATTTTAGCTATTTCCTGTTCAAATTTCTTACCTTTTCTCCTAGATCGCTTCCCAACTTTTGACCAATTCGTATCACTCATTTTTCACCTTCATTATATAAAAATCCACACTCCATTTAAATCCAATTTGTAATAATTCATTCAAACAACAATCCATCCTTCGCGATACGCTCTTTTGCCATTTCATAATATTCAATATCTTTTTCTATACCAATAAAATTTCTATTTAGTCTTCGTGCTGCCACCCCCGTTGTGCCCGAACCCATACAAAAATCCAAAACCATATCACCTTCATTTGTATAAGTTCTAATTAAATATTCCATTAATTTAACAGGTTTTTGTGTAGGATGAGTGTTTTTATTGTTTGGGTTTCTAATTTTGATTATTGTTGAAGGATGGAATAGCCCCCTATTGTTTTGTGCAGTACACATTGTATCGTGATACTGTTTGCATTGCTTGCTAACACCAACCCTCTTATCTTGATAGACGTAGTCTCGTTTTTCTTTTTGGGGATTGTACTGGGGCCGCTTCTCATAAAAAATACAAATATCCTCGTGCTTTTTTAGTGGCTGCTTGTTGGCATTGAAAAAATTAGATGAAATGCTTTTCTCCCACACCCAACAATACTTAAACATTTTCATATTTGAACTTATCAATGTTGTCGTAAATGGCTGACTAGCAGTCATCACAATCGCACTGTTTGGCTTAATAATTCGTTTTAACTGCTCCCACATTGGACCTAGCGGTATTATTGAATCCCACTTGCAAGCGGTTGTACCATACGGGGGATCTGCTAAAACCATATCAACCCTACCGTCTGGTATATCTCTCATTTTTTCCAAGCAGTCGCCTTGTGTAGTATAAATCATTTTATTTATTTCTACCCCTATTTCACCTTCATTATATAAAAATCCACACTCCATTTAAA